AGTCCTCTCTCCGCTACAAAAATCCGAATATCCAGCAGAGAGCCAGCAATTTAGCTGGCTCTCCCGGTATTCAGCCGGGACGGAAACGGGACGAAAAGTTTAATAGCATTTTTTTGGGTGAGTCGCCAAAGGACGGCGATTCGTCCAAAAAAAATGCAATTCAGTCAAAAACGCAATCAGCGGTCCGGTTGTTCAGCCGTAAAATTTTACACTCCGCCTAAACTCCATACCGGCAAGGACTGGTATGTGGACTTCTACGCCTTCGATCCTGCGAGCGGAACAATGCGCAGGAAGAAATTCAAGCTCAACAACATTCCCAACAAACGCGACCGCAGGATCTACGCCTCCGATCTGATGAGCCGCATCTTCGAGGAGCTGCAGGCCGGGTGGAACCCGTGGATACAGGCAGCATCAGGGGCCTCCTACTCCACCCTAAGGGATGCCTGTGAGGCATACGAGGCGTATCTGTCCAAACTCCTGCAGGAGGATCTGCTGAGAGAGAAGACATGCAAGGGTTACCGTTCCTACCTTAATATAATGCTGGAGTGGAACGCATCGCAGCCCCGGCCGAAGAACTACATCTACCAGGTGGACCACACCTTCTGTGTCCGGTTCCTGGACTGGATCTGGCTCGACAAGGGACTCTCGAGCACCACCCGCGACAACTATCTGAACTGGCTCAAGCACTTCGCGAAATTCCTGCTGGAGAAGCAGTATGTCAGCACGGACATAACCGCCGGCATCTCGTCTCTCGGGAAAAAGAAGTCCAAGAAGAACCGCAGCATCATAGCCAAGGCCGACATGGCCAGGCTGAAGGAGTTCGCCGAGAAGAACAACCGGCATTTCCTCCTGGCATGTTACATACTCTATTACTGTTTCATCAGGCCCAAGGAGATGAGCTACATCCAGCTGAAGCACATCTCAGTCAAGCGCGGCACCATCTTCATCCCGGACTACTCGAGCAAGAACCGCAAGGACGGCACCGTCACACTCCCTGACAAAGTCCTGAAGCTGATGATGGAGCTGGACATCTTCCGCTACCCCGACAGCTACTACCTGTTCTCGGACAAGATGCGCCCCGGGCCGCTGTGTCCGGGGCTTTTTTTATGTCAGAACCTTAGGAAATTCCAGCTTATGCCCACTCCTACATAAGGAAATGCCTTGACCTGCCCTCCGGAGAGTTCGATGCCGTAGCCGGCCTGGATGCCGATACCCCATCTCCTGACCGGCTCTCTGGACACCGTGCTGCTGTTGATGTAGACGGTGCGCGGAAACACCCGGATGCTGTCCAGCCGGGGCCGGTAGCCGCTGATCCAAGCCTCCCAGTCCGGCCCGCTGTAGTACCGCTGCGTCATGCCGAGCACAATATAGGCGGTATCCCGCAGCATCACCGTGTCCCTCACGACTACGAGCATGGTATCCGTCACTGTCTCCCTGATCGGTACCGGGTACCGCTCCGTCACCGTATCCGTCACTGTCACTGTATCTGTCTCGGAGAAGACATTCCCAGTGTTACGGCCGCACTGACGGAAAAGGGCTGACGCCAGGATTATTCCCAGCACCAGCCCGATGAGTCCGGCCACAACCGCCTTGCTACTGCTTGACATACTTGCCGTAGAGGATGTGCGCAATCCAGCCGAGGACGATGCCGCCCAGCCCGACAAGGATTGTCACTACAGTTACTCCGAACGATGCGTACTTGAGCCAGAAGCCAAGACCTACGAGCAGTACGACCACGACTGCCCAGAAAATGATTTTCTTCGTTTTTGTTGTCATGATGATTTATTTTAATGGGTTAAACACCTGTTTTACTTTTCCGAGTTTATCGGCCCATCGCTCTGTGTAGAAGTGGTAGTATCCTTCTGGATGCCGGCGGCAGCAGCCTATGAAGTCGTTCAGCCACGCGTGCAGCAGCGACGGAAGACCGACGACGAGCAGGTACAGCGGACCGAGCATACGCGACTGAAGCACGTGCCCGAACTCGTGTCTCACGATGCGGACATTGTGTGTCCCGACAAAAATGTACTCTCCGAGGGTGATGCCGCCCGGAAAGCCCTTGCAGCAGTAATAATGCACTCCATCCGCTATCGCCCGGCTGTCTTTTCCGAAAAAGACCGCGCCGAGCACCCCTATGAGGTTCTGCGGCAGCTGCCATATCCACAGGACAACATTCCACGCTTTCTTCATAGCCTCTCCCTCTTGTAGTCCTTTGAGTAGAATATCTGCCCTCGCTGCGGCCCTCTGAGCTTATGTGAGAAATGCACGAAGGTCGGATATATGCCCATCTGGTCGAAGGGCAGTCCCATCTCCACGGCCTTGCGGGCCATAAGCAGCGGTGTCGGGGTTGCGATGTCGGCAGCCTCTCCCTTTATGTGCTGGCTGGTGGGTACTCCGCCCACCGCCTCGTTCAGTTCCGGACAGCGGTAGCCGCTGTTAACGTGCATCTCCACGTCCAGTGCCGTGCGCAGGGGCTGGAGCACATTGATGACCAACGCCTGTATGCTGTCGCGCACCTTGGCAGTGGCTATCACATTCACTATGCCGCGCTTCTCGGCGATCTCGCTCCTCTCGAACTCCGAGTAGGAAAAATTCTTGCTTATCGTTCCCATATCATTTCGTTTTCATTAACTCCAATGCTATCTGCATTGTGTATTTATGTATAAGATTGCCCACCTTCTCGGCATCTCCCATCGGATGCCCCTCGTACCAGGTAAGTCCGACATAGCACACCGGCAGGTTCATCGAATGCGCGGCCATGACGGCGCACTCGCCCATACCCTGGGCCTTCATGCGCCAATAAAGCCTGCGGTCCATCCTCTCCATCTCTGACAGAGGGCCCCACCACCGGCCCGTCTTGTCAATGTAATCGGCAAGCGGGTACTCTGAGTACGGGATGTCCTTAAACTCGTCTTTATTCAGATGCGCATAGCCCTCTGCGGGTTCGTCACCGGTAAGGTTGAGATAATAGAAGTTCATCCCCGTTGTGGAGTTGCTGCCGCCGTTGTGCGGCTCCAGCAGCCATGCCCTGTCCGCCCCGGTTAGGTCCCGCAGCTCATTGAGGTACCATCGGATGTTCTGGTCGGCCACCGAGCGGCGGTACATCCCGTCCGCATACTCTTTCTCCAAGCGGTTCTGACGCAGCTCGAAGACATAGCTCACCTTATCGATGAATGTCTCCGGCTTGCGAACGAATGCGATAATGAGAGCAAGGACGAACAGAGCAAACAATATCTTCAAGAGCTCGAAGATATTGTAGTCCTTCAGTCCCCTCATGAACCTGCCCAGTGCACCGAGCACATTCTTCACGCCTGCCCCAGCCCCGTTATTCTGAATCTGCGCCATCACCAATCCTTATTTCCGATTCCACCTGCTGCTCTGATTTCCACTGCCCGTACAGTTCCGCCAGCACCAACTCGTTCTCATTGTACTCCTGCCTTGCAGCCTCGTAGGACTGCCAGTCCTGCGGATAGGTCGTCCTGAAGTCCAGTCCGCTCTTGAAGCACTTCAGCGCGTGCTCGTCGGATTTCTGCATCACCGCGCGCAGCTCAAGCTGCCTGCGCTCAATTTCGTTGATTCTCTCGATTGTCGTCATGTCTCTTGCGTTTTAACTTGTTTATACTGATTTTGTATCTCCTTGCCAATAATTCAGCGTGCGTGTAGCCCGGGAGCGCGTTGAAACACCTTCGTCCGCCGTCGTAGAACACGTACCTGCGCCACCTGGGCGAAACGGCCTCCAGTACCTTTCCCACCGCGTAGTCATCCCCGGCATTCTTCATGATACCCAAATAGGAATTGACCGTGGACAGGAACGTCTCCACCCTGCCGGGGCAGGGCCTGCGGTTGAGCCTCCTGACAGCCGCCACCGCGTTGCGAACGATCCTGCGGCTGACGTGTATCCTCCCGTGATGGAAGTGCCGCCCGAGGAAGTCCAGGCACGCCGTGGCCCTCTGGCACGAGAACTTGCGTGGATGAACCGTGCAGCGAAGCTCCCCGAGCCTTTCCCTGAACTCGTGCATCATCGGCAGGAAGGCGTCCTTGTCGCGCACCACCCACCGCATGTCGTCCACGAAGCGCACGTAGTGAAAACCGTATGTGTCCGTCATGAGGTGGTCAAGGCCGTCCAGCATGTAGTTGAGAGCGTTCTGCCACAGCAGGCCGCCTATCATCGCGCCGATGCCGTCCGGCTTGCTGAACACCGACTTGTCCGCCGGATAGTCCTGCCACTCATGCGCCGGGGACAGCCTCGCGCACCGTCCCGCCGGATATGCGAACACGCACCGCATGAGCAGGTACAGCAGCTCGTCCCTGTCATCCCCGGTATAGTCCTCCAGCACCACCTCCGCGAGCTGACTGTACACTATGTCCTGCGAGGCGTTGGGAAAGTAGCCCTTCAGGCCGGCCTCTATGACCCACGCCTCCCGGCTGAATCCCTCAGTAACCTCGCAGATGTCCTCTATGAATCGGTTGACGGCGGCGTCCGTGCCCATCCCCAAGCGGTTGTTGAAGCTGCGGTCGGTCATGCGCCTCTCCAGCAGCGGGCGCAGCCGCATGTCGATATGGTGGTGCGCTATCCTCGTGTCGTAGTCCGAGGCGAACACCTCCCTCGGGCGGGGCTTGCGCACTATGAAACAGAAGAAGGAGGGTGTAAGGTCGCGGTCGTTGACCGCCCTGACAAGGCGCATGAGGTTCCTCTCGCAATGCATCCCGTACATCACGCTGTCGTGGCTGCGCCGCTTGTTCGAGCGGCACGCCATATAAGCCTCATATGCGTCTTCAAGCGTCATTTCCGCATCCTTTTGAACATGATTCGAGAGCGGGGCGCACCGTTGGCTGTTGAACGGGTTGTTGTTGTCCACATTGCCCGTGTTGTTCGCGTAATAGGCGTTGGCCGCACTGTTGCGCAGACACAGCCACCAGGTGGAGCCGTGAGTCCGTCTGTCAAAGCAGCTCTTCATGAGAGCGCGGACTCCTTCTTATTCTTCAGGACTGCCGGAGTCTGTGCGGCTCCGGGCCTGCCTCACCACCCTCGTCTTCCATTTCGTTATGGCCTCATCTATTCTTCCAATTGTCTCAAGCATCAGCAGGTGAACCGTCTCCGGCCTCTCGTGGGTGACCGGGTGCGGTGACTGGAGCACGCCGTCCTCTATTATCATGCGCACGTCCACCTTCAGCACCTCGAAGACCGCGTAAAGCCTGCGGAAGTAATACCACCGCTCCTTCTCGAAGTCGTAGGCCATCACGAAGGCGGCTATCAGCTCGCCGCTCTCCTGCACGGCCCTTGACCCTATCTCTATGCGGTTCTGCTTGGTCATCATGTGCAGCGACCTTATCAGCAGCTTCCGCAACGCCTGCGCGTCTATGTATATCGAGGCTCCCTCTGCCTTTGCCATCTGTTCTTTTCCTTTTTAGTTAATGTTCATTTTCCGTTTTCAATGTCCCGTCCGGGCCGGGCCACGTCCGGGACAAGATAAAGATTCAATCCGCCGCCTCCGGCAGCGTGAGAAGCGAGAGCGGGGCGCACCGTTGGCTGTTGAACGGGTTGACGTAGCCCACATCGCCCGAGATGAGCGCGTAACAGGCGTTGGCCGCACTGAAGCGCAGACACAGCCACCAGGCGGAGGTGACTCCGAGGGCCGAGCCGCCGATGGCGTACAGCGAGCGGTTCACCGGGTCGGCCTTGTCCCTTGTCACTCCGCTCAGCCCGTAGGTCGCATCCCTCATCAGCTCGTAGAACTGCGCCGCCGAGGGCAGGAAGCCCTCTCCGCCGAAGAACTGCGAGCAGTAGAAAACGGCGGGGTACAGCGGCTTGCGCGTGCCGTCCGCAGCGAGGTATGTTATATCCTTGAGCGAGTCCGTCACGACCTTGCCGTCGCGCCACTTTATTCCCGCGCCCCCGGTCATGGCCGGCACCTTCAGGCATATGTCATCCATGTACGCCTCCCACTCAACCTCCGTGGGGTGCTCCGGGTCGGCGCAGTACTGCTGCCGCAGCCACAGGCACATATCGCCGTCGCGATGCTCTGATATGCCGGCGAAGCCCGGCCAGCAGATGGGATAGGCCGGCATGGACGATATGGGAGAGGTGGGGTTGTACGCCGAATTTGTGTTGTCTGTTCTGAAATACACCTTCGCCCTCGCCGCGTTCCACACGCCATACCCTCGCGTGCCGCATTCGCGCAGGAAGCTGGGGGCGGTCTCCGGCACATCCAGAGTCACCTTGCCTGTCAGGGTCAGCCCAGTGGCCTGCGTGAGGCTTGCTGCGTAGTACTCCGACGTGGTGTACTTGTCGTACTGGAGGATGACCCTGCCGTCCGTGTCCTTGTAGGCGGACCAGTCGGTCTCGCCGTTGGTCGTCAGGAACTGCTGGAGGGCTGTGACGAACTCGTCCACGGTGCTTGCCGTGTATGCAAAATCGTAGTAGGTGGAGGTCGTCGGCTTGCCGTGAAGCCGCAACTGCGCGGTGTGCTCCTCTCCGTCAAGCTCGTAGCCGGTCACGACATACGGATACACGTCCATCCACTTCTGCGCGGCGTTCTCCTTTGCCACGACCATCAGCTCGTTGCCCCTGCGGAGGGCGACCACGCCTACGGTCTCCCACGCTGTCGGGAACACTCCGGCATGGAAGGTGTCCAGGGCGATGAACTTAATCTTCCTGTTCTCGTCACGGCAGACGATGTCGCCCACGCCGGGCTGGTCCACCACCGCATTCACGCCGTCAATAGCTGTTTCATTGATGTTCTCGATGAGAGCCACCGTGCTCTCCATCTCGCTTTTCACAGCCGCGTCGTGCGCGGCCCTGTCTGGATAAGTCTTTATCATGATTCTCTAATTTTACATTAGTTAATGGCCACCCAGTCCGCCGTGGTGGGAGTGTCGGGCAGCACTCCCTTGGCCTTGTAGAACTTGTTATTGCTGCTGTCATAGTACTCCTGGAACGGGACCGTAGGAGGGGCGGCAGGCGCACCCTCCCCGGAGGAGCACATCGGGGTGCCGCATATCTCGGGGAAGTTGTCCAGCGTGAGCCTCCGCGCACGGAGGTGTCCCATATTGTCCACCACGGAGCCGAGGGCCCTGAGCTCCGCGTACAGTTCCGCGAACGCCTGCGCTATGACCTTCTGACCAGGCGCGCCCACGAAATTGGTCGCGATGCTCGCCAGCACTCCCCAGCGCACCCCGGTGACGCTCCCGTCCTCTATGTCCGCCTGCCTGCCGCTGACTACGACCTGCATGTCGGAGGTGCAGAGGAAGAGGTAGCTGCCGCTCTCGGGCATTGACGCGTCCGAAGTGCGGAACAGCGGCTCGTAGAAGCTCTCCGTGACCTGATGCGTGGCCGGGAGCTCCGGCACCGTCTCCCCGTCCTTGCCGGTGATTGTCACCGTGTCGTTCTCGCCATAGGCGTATGTATACACCAGTGAGGTGTCGTAGTCCGCCGTGGCGGTGGAGATGCGCCCCTGCTGGTCGTAGGTGTACGCATACACTATGACCTTGTCGTAGGTGTTCGTGACCATGCGCGCGAAGACCGCCACGCCCGTACCCAGGGCCTGTGAGCAGGGGAACAGATACACGTTGCCCGCCCTGAACTCCAGCGGCGCGGAGATGGCCATGCCCGACTGGGAGGTCTCGTCCCCGTCGCTGTCCACATACTTGCCGGATGTCCTGACGGTCATCGGCAGCTCCGTGCCCCCGGCATAGCGTCCGAACTCGGCCAGTACGGAGGAGAGAGCAGTCCGTATCTGCGCTACCTTATCGCTGAACTTGTACACAGCCGAACCGTCGGCCAGAATGTTCCACCCTGCGTTGACGGTCACGTTGCCCTCTCCGTCCGCCGTCGCCGGGGCGGAGGCATTGTTGTCTATGAGGGATATGTAGGCCGAGCCGTACATACCCACGATGTTGTACTTCTGATAGGTCCTGCCGGCCTCGTACTGCGATATCCATACCGGAACCCTGCCTATCGTCTTTTTTACATTTGCCATGATATTGCTGTTTAATCGGTTACTTCATAATCAAAGTCAAGCACCACCTCTCCGTCGGAGGTTATCTCCCCGGAGGTGAACGCGGAGTTGTCCGCGCCGACCACCGCCGAGAGAGTGCCCGTGGACTGGTCGAACTCTATCGCCAGGACGTTCTCCTGCGCCAGCAGGGCCGCGTCCGTCGCATCCTTCGTCGCCTTCTCGGATTCAGCCTTCAGTGTCGCGAAGGTCTCCTCCCGCTGCTGCTCTGCGGTCACCCTGCTTTGTTCGGCATTTACGCGCGATGTCTCCGCCGTCACACGGCTCTGTTCGGCAGTCACGCGCTTGGATTCCGCATCAACACGCCCCGTCTCCGCCTTTACCCTGGCTTCCTCGGCAGTCACGCGCGACTGCTCGGCGAGCACTCTCTTCTCCTCCGCCGCGGCCCTGGCCTCCTCGGCTGACACCCGCAGCTGTTCGGCCCTGACGCGCAGCTCCTCCGCAGCGGTGCGCTGCCGCTCGGCTGAGTCCCTCAGGAGCTCGGCGGCGGCACGGGCCTCCTCGGCCTGCACCCTGAGCAGTTCTGCCTGCACCCGTCCGGCCTCGGCTTCCTCGCGAGCTGTCTCGGCAACACGGCGGCAGCGGCGTTGGCTGCCTCGGTGGCCTTGTTGCCCGCCTCCACGAGTGCCTGAATTGTCTTCTGAGCCTCCTCGGCGGCGTCCTCGGCGGGCTGCCTCAGCGAGTCCAGCCACTCCTCCTCCGTGCCCTTGAAACCGTGCAGTACCGCAATTTCGTATGCCGACAGACCGTTGGCGGGCACTGTTATCTCCGACTGTGCGCACACAGCCGTATCCTCTATTTCATATTCCATGCAGGACGCCGGAACCAGCCGCAGGACATTGCAGGCATCTGCAGTGTACATTCCGTCCCTGCCCTCATTTATAATTAGGGAAAACGAGTACAGTCCCGGAAGACGCTGATCCGCGCCGCGGAAAATCCACCGGACCGTATTGCCGTCAATCAGAAAATCCGCAACCTCCCTTACTCCGTAATCTCCTTTCACCAGGAGTTTAAGAGATAATGCCGAGGCGAGATTCTCGGGCCTGCCGTTGCGCATGATACGCCATTCCACCGGCAGGTCATTACCTATTCTTCTGACACTCTTCATTGAATAAATACCTTAAGATGCCGACCATGCGGCGTTACTGTTTACTTCCACTGTTTCGGACGCACCGTCCTGTTCCAAGCTCACTGAGCCAGGATCAGCTGAAATAGACGGTGTTCCTGCGGCTTGGCTCAACAAGATTGTCTGATATACTGACTCGTCCTCGTTGAATACACCTACTTGTATATACCTTTTAGCAGAGTTCGGATTGGGAATGCTTGAGAAAGGTATCAAAACGGTGAACTCGGTCTCCTTTCCCGTAGTTCCGCAATCCAGTTCTATACTGCTGTCGCCGTTTTTTCCTGTTACGGGAAACTTAAGTCCGGACTCCTCACTGCCGGTACCGGCGAACACAGTTGTGAGGTCGTACATCCAGAACGTATAAGGTGTAAAGAAGCCGCCAGAAGAGAGGCTTTGTCCGGCGCGAACACCCAGACGGGCACAATTAGACTTGACTTTCAGCATTATACTCATTCCGACTCCTATATCAGAGCCATCCTGAGGTGCCAAAATCTCTATAAATTCCGGCTTGGCCTTTTGTGTTACGGGGATTGTAAGCGACCCGGAGCCGGTGGAGCCGGCTGCGGTAAGAGTCACGTCTGTAGTCCGGGCCTCTCGTCCGGTGAACGGATCCGCCGATATGCTTATTTCCGTCAATCCCTCCTCGCCGGAAGCGGGGCTGACCTTACACCAGTCTGCTTTTGCCATATTTATAGTTTTATTGTAAAATCCATGCTTTCTTGCTTGTGACAATTATCCGCTGCGCATCCCCGCCGAACGGGAGCTCCACTGCGTCCACCGGGCTCCCGTCCATGTCCGTAACCCTCATCAACAGGATGTCCCCCGGGTCCGGTACGGGCAGGAAAGGAGGATCCGACATGTCCCTCTCAGGTGCCGGAAGCCCGGATTCATCACTGTATATATAACTGAACTCCACGGACCTGACTGTCTCCGACGAGAGCATGCTGACGGAGGACTCCGTGATGACTATCCGCCGGAAAGTTGAGTCTGACCGGATATAGATCAGCCTGGACTCCAACAACTCAGTCAACCACCGCAGTTCATTCTTTTTCAGCGGTCCTGTCTTTTGGACGAAAGTCCTTTCCGAGGTCACTCCTCCTTGTTTAAGACCCTCCGCATCGGCGACAACGGCATAATCCGTCTCGGGGGCATACTCGCGGCTTCCGGCCAGGCGGAAGCTGTCCCAGCCGCCGAGACTGTTGAGACAGACGAAATAGCGGTCATCCGGGCTTTCATGCGTGATGACGTACCGCTGGACATACGTCAGCCTCGTGCCGTCTGCATCACAGGCAAAGACATCGTACAGGCCGTATCGCGGTCCGTCGGACATGCCCCAGACACGCTGCGGACTGACATCCACACGGTAACATTCCCCTGTCTTCAGACTATCCGTCAGTACGACATCCTCGTGTTCTCCCGAGACTGATGAATAGAACCTGGCTACGAAACTGCCGCCGGCGCTTCCCATGTAATAAAAGGTGAGCCATTCCGGCTGAACGGGTGAAATCTCCTTCGTCTGTGGCTGGTGTGTAAGCCAGTGTGAGCTCAGGAACTCCCCGGATGTCTTGCCGCCGGAACTTCCCGGAAAGACCGAGAAACGCCCGAAATGTTCCGGGGAATCATCTATCATGTACATCACGGACAGCGGGAGTCCCTTAAGGGATGTTTCCGGGGATCCTTTCCACGGCGGCTCGTCATTAAAGGCGCTTCGCAGCAATTCCCTGACATCTATCTCCACATAGTCTCCTGCTGGGCCGGGCGAGTATGTCTCGCGAAGCTCATGAGTCATGCCGCCAGCAATAAGGGAGAAGAGGAACGGATCGTCGGAAGCAATCCGGAACGGCTCCATGTCCTCTATAAAGGAAAGCGGCGCGGGTATGTTCTCTACTGTCAGCATATGGCAAATGTACTTGCCGCGTCCCGGTAAAAAAAGGACAGATTTTCTACATGTCAAAGGGCGCGGACTCGTACCAGCACGGCACCTGAAGACGTGCGGATGCATCTCGACTAATAACGGCTACTGATCCGTCAGGATACTTAATCTCCGTAACCACCTTACAAGAAGCCAAAAGAATCCTGAAATGGCGCATGGCGGTCTGACCGATCCTGTCGGGATATTGCATCCATAAGAAATCATTACGGGCAGTGTTTTCCCATTTAAATGTTTCATTCTGAGTATAACTATGACTATTCCCAACAATCAAACTGTCGAGCCATTCCGTTTTGATTTCTTCTGCATCTGTTTCTACGTATTTCCAGTAGTAGTGGATGTCCGGGGGCACGGGCGGTTCCGTGTCGTGGATCTCGTCGGCATACTGCTGGAGCAGCTGGAAGTCGCAGCTGCCGCACTCATGCCGCCGGCCTACGGTGTAGTTCAGGCTCTTCGGCAGCAGTAACGCGCCTTTTCGCCATTTCGGCCGCAGCATGTCGTAGGAGAGCAGTGACATGACCGACAGATGAGGGGTCAGCTTGACAGAAGCCGTGCAGTTACGGGCCACATAGTCTGCGCCTGTGAAGAAATGGGTGTAAAGTGCCTCGGGGCGCAGATCGGAGCCGGCCGCCAGATTGCCCTGGTTGTTCAGTCCCCTTATGGTTCCGAAACGGTAGCGGAGGTTGTGGCCGTAGCTGAGGGCCGACATTCCGGTATCGGCGGCAATGATGATCTTCTGTCCGTCACTCTCTCCGGATTTTCCGATCACCGAGGTCCTGGAATGCAGCCTGCTTCCTATATATAATGCACTCACTCTGTCGCCGACATCAGATCCATACATCCAGTCGTACAGCGGTGGCAGCTCGTCGGAGGCGGTGCGCTCCTCGGCATTGTTCGTGCTCCGGCCGTCCCTGGCGAAGTAATCCGTACCGGCGCGTCTGAGCGTCAGATTGCCGTCGCTGTCGGTCTGCGTCTCATAGAACTCCCCGTGTGAGAGCCTGTATATCAGAGTCCCGGTCCTCAGGGTGGACGGCAGCAGGGATTCCCATTTCAGAAAGTCGATGTCCTCCATCCGGATGCAGGCTCCGTAACGCTCCACCAGCTCCGCCCATGTCTCAGCCGCCGGAGCAGCCCCGTCAATGGACGTACCGGAACTGATGACCAGGTGTGACGGCTCCGTGACGGAGATCTCTGGTTCCTCCCCATAGACCAGTTCCGAGATACCCATGTCCGGAGTCCTTTCGTAAATGTCCTTAAGAGATACCAGATCCACGGTCCGCCCGTCGGATCGCACCGAGAGGTAGATGCCGAACTTCGCCTCCATCCACTCCAGCCACTCGGCCACGGTGCATGAGGGCATCAGATCCGCGTAATGCAGAGTGCCGTCGCAGATGCTGTCGGCGTTGTTGTTGACCAGCACCACCTTGTCGAAGAAACTGTCGTCAAAGGCGTTTTCTCCTATGGCGTACCCCATCAGCCCGAACATCATGGATACGGCCCTGCGCAGGTACAGGAACGGAGTCAGGCCGTAGCCTTCCGGCACTTTCTCGTCCTCGCCACCGACATTGATGAGCCTCGCGCCGTAGATGAGAGACTCATGGCCGGGTTCGGCTGCCGTGTCCGGCTCGTTGAGCACCAGGTATGAGTCCTCATTCTTCTCGGTAAGCACCGGAAATACGGTGAAGTCCTCGTCCGTCTCGGAACCGTTGTATACATCAATAAGATATCCGGCCCATTCCCACGGAGTGCGGAAGTCGGTCCGGGCGGTATCCTTGAACAGCTCCTTCAGGGTGGTCTCCTTGTACTCGGAGTAAATGACGCTCTCCGAGAACACGAAGGAGGCCGAGATGCCGTTCCGGGAATACTTGCTAACAATCAGCTCGCCCGTTTTTATAAATGCCCCCGCCTCCAAGGAAGCCTTTACCCTGTAGGGATAGCGCATATGACGGGCTGGGCGCAGTGGCTGGCCGAGCGTCGCCAGGTTGTGCGGAGTGGCCGGAACGGTCACGGGTACGCTCTGCTCCCCTTGTTCCGAGAACACGGAGGAGGTCTTCTCTATCTCGAAGGAGAAATCCTCGGGGAGTTCCAGATCTCCTGTCTGTATCTTTACTTTCATCGTCTGCTTCCGGCTTTAAGGTGAGTGTCCCTGAGATTCTTCTGTGCATCCAGTTCCGAGAGCACGACATAGGCCTTGATGGGGTTCCGCCTCAGGGCCCGCAGTTCGGACATCACTCCGCCCAATGCGCTCTCTGTCCCCGGCGACGGCGTGCCAGTGTAGCCGCCGTCCGCGAATCCGGGCAGGGGATTGCGCCGGCTGCGGCGGGAGCGGATGCGCTCGATGGCCATGACGTGGGAATAGGCCTCGGGGTCGCGCATCTCCGGTACCGGCACCACATATTCACCGCGGTGGACTATGCCGGCGGGCTCCAGACGGCCGCCGTAACCTGTGAAGCCGCCTTCGGAATATCGTCCGGAGCCGCCGTCCCCGCCCGTCACCATGCGGATGGACGCGGAGTCCGAAGAGCCTGCAGACGAGGAGTTCATGATGGCGTTGCGCTGGGCCACTATGACAGCGACCTGTGCGGCCGTGGTGGCGGCTATGACCCCGGCCATAACGCCGCCCGCTACAGGTCCCAGCTGCGCCAGGGCCTGCATTACAGCCAATGCCCCCGCCGCTATGGTCTGGGCTATCTGGATGCCCATGTTGATATTGGCGTATCTCTTCTGAAGCTCAAGTTTTTTCGCCTCGTACTTCTCCTCGATGGCGGCCCGCTGGTCGGCGTTGCTGCCTGCTGCGGCCAGTTCCTTCTGCATCTGCGCCTCCAATGCAGATGTCTGAGCCTCCTGAATACTGCTGACCATAGATGCCATGTTGCTCAGTATGCCGGACGCCCGCTGAAGGCCCTCCTCCCAGCCCTCGCTCTGAATCTCCCAAGCCTGAGCACTGTACTTGCGTATGATATCCACCCTTGCCTTCTGGTATTCCTCCTCAGTAATGAGACCCTGCTCATAGAGCGAGCGCAGCTGAGCGATTTCCGCATCCTTGTCGGCGGAGAGGAGGCCGAGCCTGGTATTATTGTCGGCATACCTAGTCTTGATCTGTCCGGCCAGCCCTATGTCCGAGGCCAGCCGCGAGTCCCGGTTCTCCAGGTCACCCTGCGCGGCTGCATTGGCCGCCTCAATGCTCCCGTCCAGCATCTTCTCCACCTCGGAGTTGACATCCTGCGCCTTCTGCAGGGCACCGTCAAGAACCTCCTCCGAACCCTCGGCCGCAGCCTGCGTGAAGCCGTCCATGGAGGATATCATGTCGTCCAGCACCGCCTCTGTGGACTCCAGTATATCCACGCCGAACTTCCTGTTCATCTCGTTCACCCTCTGCAGCCTCTCGGTCTCGATACGCTTCAACTCGCGGTTCATCTCCTCCTCCGAGATCTTACGCTCGACATATTGCTGCTTGTAGATATTGGTTTCCTCCTTCGCCTGCCTCTCCACGTCATCCACGGCTTTCTGGTAATTCTCATCCTTCAGCTCTTCCCGGAGTTTGGCCTGTGTCGTCTTAACCCTGACCGTTGCCGCCTCTAAATCAGCCTGGGCTTTCAGATAGCCGGTCTGGGCATTGACATAGTTCTGTATCTGCTCGTCGTTGAGCAGGTCGTACTCCCGCTGGAACTCCACAACTCTTTCAAGACCGTCAGTAGATGCCAGCATCGCTTCCATCTCCTTTTCTATTTCCTTAATGTCTCCTTCCACACTATCCCGATAATCCGCACTGTCATTATACGCCATATTACGCCTTAATTTTTTCTTGTCAGCAAGTTTCTCTTCCAATTTCAGGTAATCGCCGGCGGCATTTATCATTTCCTCATTCTGGAAATAATCATCGACCATGTAAACCATATCCTCCTCACTGAGCTTTTCCTTGGTTTTTATACTGATTTCCTCCAGAGCAGCCTCTCTGGCCCGTTCAGCCGTCCTCTTCTTAGTTTCCATTATCTCATTCTCCAGTCTGAGAATTTCATTTGCCGCGGATATGCGTTCCTCGTTGGACCTCGTGGTGTCACGCATAATTGCTGTCTGTCTGGATATCTCTATGTTGTTTCTGGTCTCGGTCAGAGACGTGGCGTTCTGCATCTCGAAAAGGGCCTCCTGCATCTCCGCCAGCTCACGGCCCTCTCGGTATGCCCTTGCGACATTTGAAAAGAAATTGGACCAGTCCCCGGAAGCGAGGGCCGTCAGAAATGTCTCGTAACCCTTACGCATACCGGTCATCGTCCTATTCCAGCGGTCGCCAATTGCATTGGAATTAGCGGCAATATCCGATGCCAGTCTTTTCAATCCGTTAGCTACTCCTGAAAATAAAATAGTGCCTATGTTTCCATAAAACGTTGCTGCGCTATTCTTAATATTTGTAAAGAAACGCTGGAATCTACTTTGGGTTTTAGGAAGAGTCTGTACGCTTGTCTCCTGGGATTTATCAAGATCTTTGAGTCTGTCACCCACCTCCGCTATTCTGGCTTTCAGTTTGTTCCAATCCGGATTATTGGAGGCTCCCGGCAGATTGTTGAGACGGATTTCCAGCTGCTTGGCGTAATCCGTCAAGTCCTTGACGGAAAGCGATGTTATATCCATACTGTCCGATACACGAATAGTTCCTATCTGAACCTCGGACAGACGGGCTTCCACCTTGCGGTACTCATCATTGAGACGGTTCCACTGCTCCGGATTAAGTTCCTCCGATAAGTGGGTCAGTTCCTGACGGAGTTCCTGCTTTCTTTTAACGAGCTGGGCTGATGACATAGAGGTAATATCCAGCACCTCGCGGTAGGATTCATGCTCCTTGTTCAGCTTTTTGATATCCTTCTCCAGTCCCCTGGCGTGTTCCTGCAACTTGCGGATAACATCCGCGTCTCCGTTGCCGGACTCCATTAGGGACAGCATCACCTTATTGGTCTCCGACAGATCTCTCTTGAGTTTCTCCAACCGTTTGCCGCTTTTCTCGACGACATCGGTGAAATCCTGCATGCCGCCGTTATTGATGATGTTGAGATACAGATTGTGTACCTCTTCCGAAGACAATTTGGCCATAGTTACGACTTTCTTTTCCCGCAAAAGTCGCGACTATGGCCAAATAATTAAAGGACAGAAAACCTTACATTCTTCCCTATCTCTCCTTCCGTTCCAATTTTCTACGCTCGATACGGTCAAAATGCTCGTATGTCTTATTCTCCAGGAACCTCATGATCCGGAGCAATAAATAAGTAGCCCCGACAAAGACTCCCAGCAGAAAAAGCAGATATATGAATATTCCTCCATTCATGGCATATAACCTCGTTTGCTTCAAATATAATTAAACCTTTTCATATATACAAATTTTCACTTCAGATACTCAGTATCGTATGGAAACACCTGCGATATCTGACGGCGGATCTCGCCTGTGATTCCGGCCATCAATGCCCGGTAGACCCCGATGTAGATATATCCGTAGACATATTTGTTGTATATAGGCTCGTACACTTTCTTTTTCTTTCCTCCCGGCGTTCTCTTCAGATCCAGAAAGCGGATGTGCATGGGGTACTGGATGTGCATCTGCTTACTGCTCACAAATGCCGCCCTTGACAATGCAGACACAAGCTGCCCTGTGCGCTGACCGTAATAGGCAGCCGCTATCGAGCGCTGGACACTGAGGAGGTACCCGCTTTTCTCGACCAGAATCTCGCGTATGTATTTCTCTGTCATCATATCCAGTCGATGCCGCGCATCTTGAACATGAGGGTCCAACCGTAGCTGTTGGAGAGCTCGCGGGCGAAGAAGGGGGTGATGTCGTTGGGGAAGAGCAGTCTGCGGATGAAGGAGTCGGAGTCATCGGAGCGCATGTCGTCCCTGATGGAGGCGATGATCCGGAGCAGGCGGTCGGACAGCACCAGCTCGTCGGCCATGTCCATGGCCGTGGACGACACCGGTCTGGCAACGGTCACGGCCAGGGAGAGCTCGTCGCTCTTGACGTGCCGCAGATCCTCCGAGGAGGTGATGCCGCCGTAGTCCACGAAGAGGTATATGCCCTTGACCTGGGATATGCGGCGGCTGACGCTGTCCTCCTGGACTCCGAATACATAATCCGTTATCTCCGGGAAACGGCCCGCAGCGGCGGACATGGCCGTATCCCTGAGGTTCTCATAAGCCTCGTCGCCGTGGGCTTTCGTGAACACGGCGTTCACTACTTCCCGGCTCATGTACCGGGCGAAATACACGAATATGTCATGCAGTATGTGTCTCATGATGGCGGTGTTTTGATGTGATGCCTATCACCTGGTCCACGCTCAGGCCGAGTTCAGAGGCTATCTCCTGCGGCTTCATCCCGCACGAGTGCAGCGAGAATATGCTGTCAACGGTCTGCTTGAGCAGCACGTCCAGGTATGTCAGCAGGTTCATGTTCCCGGCGACATTGATGTCGCCGTAGCCTTTCTCGGACAGGGTGTACAGCGAGGCCTCCATGCCGAGAGGAGAGGTGCGTCCGCTCCCGGTCGAGCTGCGGTTGAACAGCAGGCCGTATTTCGGGATGCGGGATATCCACTCGTTGACAGCCCTGAAGTTGTACATAACGGCCATCTTTTCCGTGAATGGTATCCGTCCCGCCGGGTAATGCTCCATGTCTATATCTTTGCCCGAGTAGAGCACGCAGAGAAGGGATGAGAGTATCTCGTCGGCATACTCAGCATCAGGGGAGAGGGTCTCCAGCAGCCCCATGGCCGCCACATACTGCCGGGCCGTCATGTCGGTGGTGGCCAGCGGGCCCCTGCAGGAGAATCCGTAACCGGTCAGGGCCGGGTCGGAAGGCAGGTGCGGCAGCAGCTGTGCTGGAAAGCACAGGTCGAAGTCCACGCGGGTTTCGAAAGAGGATGCTATCCTTATCTCGGGATCGCCCTGATCCAGTTGAAACGGCAGGCGGTGACGCAGCAGTTCCTTCGTTCTGTCTGACAGACGGCCGTACCGTTCATCCTTGTATGAATACACATACGGCCAGCTGAAGCACTCGGTGAGCCGGAAGATGTTCTCGCACAGCACCTCATTGCCCGGGTTTTTAGGCAGTTTGCCCACAATGGCCTCTGTCAGCTTGATCTGAAACGAATTGAAGTCGCACCTACGGGCACCGAACTCCAGCATCGCATCCACAATGCCGAGCCACTGCTCCGGTGAAAGTTCCTCCCAGCGGGCCGGGAAATCCTTGTCGTTGATCCGTATCATAGTGTCACATAGTATTTGTTGCGTTCCTCATTACTGTTGGCCGCTCTGTCCGAGGCGCCCTTCAGCAGGCGGACAGAAGCCTCGATATCCGTGTACCAGTTGTCCACCTCGGACATGAGGTTGGAATAGAGCTTCTCGCGTACCTGCATCTGCGACCCGGTCTTCGAGAACTCGTGCGTGAGGTCCCAGCGGATGGATCGCGGCAGCTCCGTCAGGTCGAACTTCATCACCGCCTCGGCCATCACATGCCAGCACAGACAGCGGCGGATACGCTCCAGCAGCCTCTCGTCCTCAATCTTTGACAGGTCACCGGTACGCGGAAGGATATTCTCCCGCACTATCTTGCGCATGAGGAAGAGCACCTTGGAGTAGAAATACGGAGAGCGGTCAATACCGTAGTAACGGTCAAATTCCAGGGCATTGCGCACCGGCATCTGCTGCCTCTCCGTATACAGGTCCGTACTGCCGTAACCTCCGGTCTCCGGGTTGGAATCTAACCACAGCAGGAGAGTGTCCATCGCGGCCCAGAACTGCGATATGTACTCGTCCTTCATCTCCTCGTATTGGTACTTGTACAGCTGCTGGTCGCCCCCTCTGGACACGGACCAGAAGATAAGATGCTTATACATCGCGTAGTTGGCCGTGGCAAAGCGCATCGCCTGGAAGACGGGCTCCTCGGTCATCCCGCTGAGCGCATCGAATACCGCCTCGCCTACCGTATCAGCCACAGCCTTGCGGGCAAGCATGAACGCCGGCTTCAGCGCATCCATGGACATGGAGCCGTCCACGCCCTGGACATATCTGCGGAGCTCGTCCGTATCCTTGAAAAATATCTCCATAGTTCTACATCTGATTGTTGGACATTCTGTTGTCAGGAGTGACATCCTGCTGTCGGGCAATGGCCGGACGGTAGAAGCCTACCCGGATGCCGGAGCGGTATTTCTCCGGGAAGTTGATCTTCAGTGCCATATTGACATCGGCGCATACCACCGTCTCCGGGATAGTCAGGCCGTTGAGATAGATCATGTAGTTGTAGTAGGCGTCGGAGCCGGACTTGGATACTATGCCGTCCTTTGATACATTGGATATTGACGAGTCCAGTCCCTTGGACGAGAGCATCACTTCGTCCGCCCGCTTGTCATACTCCAGGATAGCCTCTATGTACTCCTTGTATTTCTGCGGTATCTCCTCTATCCTCCACCTTTCCTCTCCGCCCTGACCGTCGGAGAAGGAACGGGTGGCGTAGACCTTGCCCTGATTGCGCCCGGATCCTGACAGGAAGGCGGTGAGTTTCTTCAGTTCCCTGTTGATGTATTCGCTCAGAAGGGACTCACCGTACTCCGTACCGACATCCATATAGTCAGTGTCTCCGAACTTTATACGCTGCAGTTCCTTGCCCTTGGCCTCCAGTTCCGCGTTAAGCGAGCACACGTCCTCCAGCATACGCTGCTTGGCCTCCACCCAGGCATGGGGTATCACGATATGCAGTCTGGCCGACATGGCGTTCTCCAGATAATCGTTGATATAGGCCGGGGTCATGTTGCTGCCGTGGATCCAGTCCTTGATGCCGCGGAAAAACACATTGAAAGCATATATCTCCTCTCCGAAAGTCGGGTTCTTGGAATAGGATATCGCAGATGTGGCCGCAAGCGGGTCTGCCGGATCAAAGCGGCGGTAGACCTTATACTCCCCGGTGTTGCCGCCGTCCCAGTTGCCGACCATAACATGCTTGAAGTCGGAATCCGTCCAGTCGGTCTTGCCGGTCGGATTGCGGGAAGTACAAAGACGGCAGCGCAGCTCCGAGACATGCTCGAGACCGGCCACCGGCAGCGACCAGCGGCTGCGTCCTCCAACCGAGAGCCTCCAGGAGGAGAATATGCCCTCCGTATAATAGAAGCTGCGCACGCATTTGTTGATATATGTGCGGAAATCATCCGCCAGGCCGTTCTCGCGCCAGGAGTCCAGCCAGTCCGATATTACGGCATCTTCCAGATACTTTCTGGCGACATATCCGTACTCGTCCACGCTCTGCCTGTAGAGCACCGGGCCGTTGCCGTACAGCATACGGATCTGCTTCTCGATAAGTTCGGGAAGCAGACGGTTGTCGGTGATCATCCGGGCGCAAGTGTTGGGCTCCAGATTATCCGTGCCGAACGGATACACGAAGTACCTCCCCACGCCCAGCAGGGCGACGACACCGGTGCGCTGTTCCTTTTTAGCCGCGGCCAGCCTGACCGGTGACTCGCCGATCTGATAAGTGTACACATCCGATCCGCTGCGGACATAACCTATGTTATTCATCATACCATATCAGTTTATAGAGCTTGTTGTCTTCGTCTGAGAACGACATCCAGCGTATGAGCACTCTCCAGCACATACGGTGCTTCCCGTCGGTATTGTCGAAGAGGAAGTAGTTGGCCCCGTCCACGCTCCACTTCTCGTGCGGAAGCTGAAGCCGGGTCCGGCAGCCACGGCAGACCTGCAGTTCCGCAGATGCCTCGCCCTTAGCCCTGGAATATGGATAGAAGGCCAGGGTGAAGGTCCCTCCAAGGGCCGTCACCGCCTCCGCCCTGCGCAGCGCATCGTATCCGGACATCGTATTCATACGGCAAATCTCCTCCAAAATACCCATTTTGAAAAGGACAGAGGAGGCGTCATATTTCCCGACAGACAGGCGTGCAAAGCACGGCGAAAAATCAGCGGCTCCGGCCTCTCGAAGCCCCTTCCTGAAACGAAGTGAACGTGTTTTTCAGTCATTTCTCTGTCATTCATTTGATTAACTATAAATTTTCTCCAAAACGCCCCGAAACATTGCCGGAAAACCGCTCTACAAGGTCTGATTTTCAACGAAATCAGCCCGCGAGCCGCCTGTTTTCATCGGAAGATAGCGGGAATACAGGCCGTAGACCATGTACATCAGTCCGGACGGAAGCTGCGGTGTGACGGGAGCCTGCTGACTCAGCGGCACCCGTTTCTCCGGTGTCTTGTCCAGTTCTATCGGAGTACTGCCGGGTACCTTCTTGCAGGATATCATCGCCGAGATGAGATTGGGACACTCGTTGTAGTCGATGAGAATCCGGGGAACCTTCCTCTCGTCATTGGAGAGCAGCCTGCGCCAGAGATAGTAGTGCTGCCAGTGATAGATGGTGGCCTGGCCGAGGTTCTTCAGGATGACTTTCCAGCCACGCCTCTCCAGCTCCGCCTTCAACTCACGGGCATCGGTCTCGTTGACGCGCCGCTCGTTGCGCTTGTTGCCGGCACGGTCGTAGTACAGGTCGATGTGCCGGTTCCTGGCGGAGCGGAAAAATGAATCGAACCGCGCGGCCAGATCCTCGATGTCCTCCGGCGAGTAGACGAAGAACTCCTTCAGCACGCGCAGTTCGTTGTCCGCCCTCTTCTCCTGGGCGGCGACCATGGATGCGAAGGAGCCTGGATCGAAGCCAAGAATGATGCGTGCGTCCGGGTCATAATGCTTGAGATACGATGAGTCAATAGTGAAGCTGTCCTTGATGTTGCGGGACATCAGGCCCTTATAGAGATAGGAATCCTCGAAGACATGCTTCTCGGTGCTGAACCGGTCGAAGAACATGTTCTCGTAGTCCATGTCATGGATGGAGCAGATGCTGGTAAGGAACTCCGACATGCTCAGGTTAGAGAAGTTGTCGGTGAAGAATTTCGCACCGAGCACCTCATTGTTCACGAAAGTGCTGACCCGCAGGTAGAAAAGGCAGTCCCGGCGCATGTCGTCGAGCAGAGGACGGTAACGCTCTATTATCCTGCGGTTACGCTCCACATCCTGTCCCCTCCGAACTGCCGCCATGGCCTTGTCCACATGCATGGCGACGGTGATGATGTCCTCCACCAGCTGCTTGTCCATCTGGCCGGCATATTTGGTGAACCAGGCATCCTCCCCGAGCGTCACCCTGGCCGTGTCAGAGACGCCGGTAAAGCCGCCGTAATACGGAGACCTGTGAACTCCGGCGGCATCCAGACGGCCTACACGCATGGCGGGGAATATCCTGGAACGCACCTTCTCGCCGTCTGAGTGCTTCATCTCCTCGAAGAAGAAATGCACGATGTTGGCTCCGGCGATGCTGTCCGGCTGGTCGGTGGACACCAGGCGTATGTTGAAGCCGTTGGCGAATACAATGCTGTGCTCGGGGTGAAGTATGGGATACCGGGGTTTGCAGAAATGCCTCGGCAGGTCTTTCTCCCCGTACACGAAGTCCACGCCCTCTCTCATCAGAGGCCTGCCCGTGGCATCGGCGGCACTTTTGTAGAACGAGATAAGTTCCGGAATGATGATTGACATCAGGCGGATATAGGTGCTGTGGCCGAATCCGGCCGTCTCGCCCGGCATCGATGCGGCCACCCGTATGGTCCTCGGCCCGGTCACGCCCTTGGTCTTGCCGGTACCGCGCCCGGCTTCGATGATCATACGGTTTGAGTCCACCAGCAGCACCAGCAGCTGCATCATGTTGGCGTAGTACGCCGTCAGGCCGTCATCCTTCCTCTCCATCGTCTGTCACATCCTCGTATTCGGCATCCACGCCGGCCTCGCCGCGCAGACGCTCCCTCTCCCTGTCCGTCACCGGCAGCTGTCCGATGATCCGGCCCAGCTGCTTCTTCTCGTTGCGTCTGACCGCCTCGTAGACACTCTTCTTCTTGTATCCCATCCTGGTGAAATCAACATCCTCCGACACGATGAAGACAGGCGACCGGCGCCTGCCAGTCCCCGGGGCGGATGACATCCCGGTTGCGCGTGCGGTACTCGTGGGCCTTGGCCGAGGCCTTGAGGGCGATGTCAAGCCGGTTCATCTTCACGGCCAGACGGAAGATATCCTCCATGCGGTCGGCGTAGTAGTTGTCCCACGCCTCGGCGGAGATGCTGTCATCGATATAGAAGAACTGGAGAGCATCATAATACACCGTTCTGGCCTCAGAATAGGTCATAGCCGGCCACTCCAGGCGCAGCGACCTGGTGACACGGGTCAGGCTGGCCCCCTGGTAATGAATGATGGAGGCGGCGGAGTTGAGCTGGAGGATATACTCCCGCAGATCCTCCGCTATCATGTCCCCCTTGCGCGTGAGCATGAAGTCGCGCACCGTATCGCCGTCCAGCCGCCGCAGTCTTTCCAGTTTGGTACTCATATTCCGAACAGTTCCCGTTTCATCTCGTCCACCTCCGACTGAAGATTGCGCTCGTAGATGAGTCTGGCGGCATCCACATCTCCGGCTACGGCCTCATTCTGCAGGGCGGTGTTTATATCCTTTCCCGCCTCCTCCAGACCGGCCTGATACGCCTTGCACAGGTCCGTTGTCGGATTCGTCAGGTTACGGACAAAGTGCTCCCGGTCCTGCCCCTCCAGCTCAAAGGCGGAGGCGACAGCCGTCACCGAGGCATTGCGCCGGCCCAGTTCCAGTACCATTGACAGGTATTCCTTGCTATATTCTCTTTTCCGAGGCATAAAGGTTCAATTTAAGACATTCGCTCATCATTCTCTCTTTGTCCGTCCATTTCTCCAGCAACTGCCGGTATTTCTCCGTCTTCTCCTCACTGAGACCCTTGCGGCGCAGATACGCTCCGTATCTATAGACATTCATGCCGGCATTGCGGTACTCATTCATGAAGTTCTCCGGAGAGATCAGCAGCAGTTGCCGGAGCCGCGACATCTCATCGTCCGTCCTTACGAACGGGTGACGGCCCAGAAAGCGGCCTGTATTGTTGAAACTGCGGAGCTCGTCAAAGCACAATCTGTTCCTGATGGACTTCTCCACCGTCTCCGCGATCGTCTCCGGGGTCGGACTCTCGTCTAGCGTCCGATCCAGCTTCAGCAGATCCCGGTGCAGGTTCACCCTGTCCGAGTATATCAGCTCCGCTTTCTGAATCAGAGGATCCTCCAGATTCTTCCAATCGATTTTCGGAAACTCTTCCTGTTTCGTCCTCTTTTTTTTTAGTGTCCGCAGGCTCTGCAGGAGCCTGTACCGTCTCCGGGCTTTCCTGCCCGGCGTTCTCCTGTAGTGCCGCAGCTTTCCTGTTGGCGAGGATCTCGTCCTTGGTGCAGTACTGAAGAAGGGTGTAGAGGATGTCGTAAGACAATGTGGAACCGTTGGATGAACCCAGGGCGCGCACCAGCAGCGAGGACTTGGGCGCATAACGGCGCAGGAGAGCCTTGTCGGTATCGATATGGGCATCATATGAGAGTTCCTGCGCTATTCTGTTACGTTCTCTGTATCCGATATTGTACATGATCTGTTCGTGTTAAAAGGCCGGGATGCAGGCATCCACCCGAACCCCGGCCGACTGAGTAAAACTATGTGTGAGATTACGAGGTCTGCACCCTTGATACTTCCACGAGCGTGGACGCGTCCAGCACACGGAAGATGATGGAACTGCCGGCCTTGCCGCTCCAGGTCGTCCCGTTGCGGAGCACTATGCCGTCGGTCTCCTCTATCTGTGTGGGATGGGCTCCGCCGCCGCCGACAATCTCGATCAACCGTCCCTCGTCCGAGGCCGACAGGCCGGTGAACGAGGCGATGACCGTGGCCTTGGTGTTGTCCGCGGATGTCTTGTACTGCTGCGCTCCCGAAAGGGCCACGGTAGTCGCATCGGCCGCGATGGCCGTCGCTGGCTGCAGCTCGACAGCCCCGGTGTAGATAAGCGGCATGTCGAAGGACGAGTTGCCGAAGGTCAGGGTGCTGTAGCGTCCGTCCTTGTTGTTGAGACGCTCGAAGGTCTGAAGGATATAAGGGCAGAACTCCCTTCCGTACAGATACTTCTTGCCGGTGTCTATCTCCTGCAGTACGATGTAGAAGAGCTCGCCCTGGTTGTTCTCAAGGAAGTCGTAGACCTCCGGCCTCTGACCGCCGAGCACGAAGGCGAGGGTATTCTCCACGGTAGAGGTCACGTCTCCCTTGGTGGAGGTTGACTTGTCGTCAAGAGAGTAGGCTACGGCCTCAAGATAGTGCCAGTACTGGCCCTGCAGCAGGGGGATAGTGCCTATCTCCCTGTTGGCGTTGGGCTTCGGGAAGGCCTTGTCAGGGTCTATCTGATCCACATGGACCAGATAGACTCTATAATGGATCTGACTGCCGGCGGTGACGCGGTCGCCGACATGCTTGATGTTTACGAAATTCATCATATCTCAGAATGTTTTTAAGCGGTTACTTTCCTGGACGCTTCCACGAACTTCTCGCCGTTCCAGTATACCTTCAGGTAGTCCCCGGCCGCCGTAGGCGTCCATGCTGCAGTCAGGCCGTCGAACTTGCCGCTCTTGGCCACGGTGGTGGCGTGGGAGCCTCCGCCGCTCTCAATGATGTAGACCACGCCGGTCTTGGCTCCCGTGATGTCGGTAAGGGCAGTGGCCTTGGTATTGGCCGCGGATGTCCTGAACACAGGTCCCTTGGCGGCGTCGGCGGTAGTGGCGTCGGCGGCCAGCTTGTCGGCAGGCCTGTTCATGAAGATGAGCTGATCCTTGCGGTCAGAGGTCTCGAATGCCTCGTCGTCAGCCATCTGCTTGCCTGCAAATGCGGCTCCGACGCCTTCCTTCCACACGCTGTAGGCCCATACGCTTTCCAGCCTCTGCTCGAAGCGGATGCTGGTCATCTCGCCGGGTACGTTCTCAAGCTGAAGGATGTTGCCGGGCAGGGTGATCCACATCAGCTTGGACTGTCCCATATTGGGCACCCAGATGATGCGCACGTCGTAGTTGGGAACTTTGTTCTGCACGCCTGTGTAGTCGGCGTTGCCGCCGTACTTGGTGTTGTACCACGCCTTGAACCATGGCTCGTGGTTCTTGTTGGCATAGAGGGCGAAGTCCTGGATGTTGTCCAGCACCGCGGCCACCTTGGAGGTCATCTCCTCGAACACGTCTCCGATGTTTGCGGAGGTGTAGTCGTTGACATCATCCTCGGTAAAGGGCAGCACCTTGCGGCCCTCCACATAACTGTAAAGGCGGTGGATGACGCCGAACGCCGCGAAATTGGCATGGGCTATCTCGCCCTTTACCGGCTCGATGCGGTAGCCGTTGACCACACGGTAGTTCCTCTCCTGCTGGAGCTTGGTGGCGATATTGAGTACCAGCCACTCTATCATGTTCCACTTCACGGGATCCGAGCCGGAGGTGTTGAGATAGCCGATGTACTGTGTCTCTATCCACTTGAGGGACTCGAAGAGATACTTGAACATCGCGTCATGCACTTTCGCCAGCTCAGGCTTGAAGTCCACGGAACCCTTGCTCAGCTCTCCTGCCTGATAGGCCTGCGAGAACTCGCCGAAGAAGACATTGGTAAGCACCTCGCCGTCCTGGATGTTGCTCCTGCGGGGGAAGATGTCATCAAGCGTGGGAATCATCAGGATCCTCGCGATGAGAGCATCCTGACGGCGAACCAGGAACTGCTCGCCGAGACCGGCGTCCTTGAGCGATGAGTAATCCACCTCTCCGAGCTTGCCGGGAGTGATCACGCCCATCTGGTAGAGTTCGGCGTACCTCTTGGAAAGGCTGCGGGAATACTTCTGGAACTCTTCCATGAAGGCGTTCCTGTCCTCCGCCGACGGATCCTCCAGCTGGCGGCCGTAACGGGTGATGCGGTTCCACCTGCGGTCCATCGCGAACATCGGGTGCTCGATGCCGAAGATATGGGATGCGGTATGGGCGCGGCCGAAGACCTTCACCTCGTGGGTGACCGTGGCCTCGGGCCTGTCAGGCTGCGCCTTGGCAGCGAGATCGCGGACCTGCCTGTTAAGGCTGTTGATGGCACTGATGACCCTCCGGGCACCGGCTACGGGAGCCACTTCCTCCTCTTCTCCAGCATTTCCGGCACCATTGTCACCGTCATCCTCAGTTCCATGGTCGGCTCCGGGGATCTCTTCCTCCGTCATTCCGTTGATGACAGCGAGAATCTCCCTGTAGGCGGCTGCCTCGGCTTCCGTCTTCTTCCATGCGGCCGAATCGGCTGCGAAATCGGAGCCGTACTCCTCCTTCCAGCTCTTTGCGATCATCTCGGCATCCTCGGGAGTCAGTTCCTTCCTGGACGCCCTCTCCTGCAGGCCGAGTTTCTGCAGGATCTTGGCCAGTTTTTCTTTGAAATTCATAATGTCTGATAGATTGAGTTAATAATGTCGTTTGATTTCGCTCCGAGGTCATGCGCCTCCTGAAGACACTCGTCCACGCTCCTGATCCCGTCGATAAGGCTGAGAGCCTGCGCTTCCTGAGCGTAGTATATCTCGCCGCGCAGCACGTCGGAGCCGTCAGGAACGGTCCTGGAGGAGCGGATGTCTCCCAGCATGGTCTCCAGCACCGGATCAAGAAAGCGGTGGACGTATTCTTCCGGCTTGCCGTCCACGGCATCGTTATACACTTTGTTCTTGAGGTCGCTGCCGGTGGCGTAGACCTCTATCTCCTTGTAGCCGTTGCTGCGGTACCATTCCCGGCAGTCCATAAAACGGGCCATCACGCCGATGGAGCCCACCTCTGAAAAGGGAGACACCGCGTAGACCCTGTCCGCGGCCGAGGCGATCCAGTAGGCCGCGCTGGCGCACATCTCCTCGCAGACAGCGATGACGGGCTTCCTGCACGCCCTGATGGCGGAAGCGGCCTCGTGACAGTAGAAAATCTCTCCGCCAGGGCTGTCCACGACAAGCAGATGAGCCGCAAACTCCGGCCTCTCCTCCGCCGTCAGGAGGTCGTCAACGAACTCCCTCGTGGAAAATCCCCACCAGCTGTCATAAAAGACCGTTCCGTAGACATAGTGCAGGGCCACGCTGTCCGGCTCCGCCTCGTCTGACCACGGAAAGGCCGTCTTGACGGACTTTGTCTTCAGGATACCCAGCGTATCACGATAAGAAATGTCCCCGTCTGGTGACTCAAGCAGGTCTATCGCGGCCGGATGTATGGAAATGATGGTATCGGGTGCTTTTCTGACTGTCATTCTTGCTTTTTCCGCAAAAATGACCTCAAAAATCCACAGATAAAAGGACTATAAAGGCACATCCGCGACACTTGCGCACTCCGCCGACAGCAGAAAACGGTCGGGATAGGGAGTGACGGCAACCTTCACCGGGTCCTCCTTGGTCCCCATATAACGTACGGAGCCGTCGGAGAGGGTCATCTCAATCACCGCATACCTGCCGCCGAACTTCTTGACCGCCGGATCCGCCGTCACCGCCGAGAAATTCTGCATATAATACACTCCATTGTCATCATTCTGGACCTCCTGGGTGAGGGACGCCGGGTCGGATGCCATAAAAGCGGCAGGCCGCGCCTCTTCGGCCAGGGTGACGAACTGCCGCCACTGGCAGCTTATCTCAGCGGGGTCGATGAGGCGGAAAAAATGGGTAAAACTCTTCATATTCGAAAGTCGGATAAGCGTTAAAAACTAGTGACAGCAACAGGGCCAACTTTTGCCGGAAAAATGCGTTTTCCCTCCCTCTGGCGGAAGCGGTACCAGTCCTTGCGGAGCATCTCGATGGTGATGCTGTTGGTCCCGTCGATACGGTGGTCGTTGCAGAACTCCTCGATGGCCTCGGTGATCTTCAGGTCGGTGTTGTTGCTGCAGCCCATCATATAGTCGTGGAAGGTCTTCTTGAACTCGTGCTCAAGATGACGGCGTATGACGCGCTCGCCTGTCGGATCGAGGAAACAGCGGAAAAGGGTATTGAGCTGCACCACCCTCCCGGACGGTACGCTGTAGGACCTGGCCGAATGGGCATTGCGCAGAGCGATGCGGATGTATTCGCCGGCCAGGTCGGGATGAGGCGGCGCATATCCGTCGGCAGAGGTCACCAGGTACTGCTTGAGCAGGCACCACAGCACGGAATCCTTGGCCGGCACTATCACGTCGCAGCCCCGGGTGCATACCACATACTCCCTCAGGCACGACCCGACCCTTACGTCCACTGTCATCATATCTTCCATAGTGCGAAGGTCTATAATTTGCAAATCATTTAAAATGACCATATAAAGATACAAAAAATCCCGGCTCAGAGGTACTCCGAACCGGGATTTCAGCAACAAACAAGCTTTTGCCGCCACTGTAGGTCAGTCACAACTCTTCTTTTTAAATTTTCCGAAGTCTTTTCCGGAATAATTTGACACTCTGACACCAGATGTAAATCTATACTGGTTATCAGTGTGTTAAGCGGGTCAAAACATCAAAAAACCTATTTGACACCGAAAATAGCCCGAACGGGGCTAACTATCTGATAACGTGCGGTGTCAAAACTTTTCCGTACATACCCCCGGAAAATGGGCCTTGGTGTCAGAAAAACCAAAATGACATAATTTGACACCGCAATTTGACACCGCGTAACCTCTTTATTATCTTATACTTAGACCTCTTTTTCTCCTCTTGGTGTCAAATTGTCAAAGGATTATAAAAAGAAGTAGGTGAAGTGATGTAAACTCTACGGCGGGACACAAAAAAAGCGGGGCCCCCGCACCCCGCTTGAAATCGAGCCGTAATTGACACTGCGACACGCATCACTCCTCATCATTGAAGAGAGGCATGTCCTCCTCATCCGGCTCCGGCTCGCCGCGCATGATGCGGGCGATGTTGAGAGCTCCGTCACAGTGAGTGTCGATGTACCAGTAGTAGACATCCTTGCCGTCCTCCTTGCGGTGGATCTCGCCGCGTTCCTGGTCGCTGGGAGTGAGCAGCAGCTCGGATGGATTGAACCGCCACTTCTTGTACTGACACAGCAGGTACAGGCGCCTGGAAAAGGTCTTGAGCTTGATGAGCTCGGCGTACTTCTTCGGAAGGCTGGCCCGGTAGTCCTCGAACACGTCGTGCTTATTGATGAGACAGTTCAGGCGGCCCGGAGTGAAGTAGTCCTCTGCCCAGTATAGAAATTCGTCCGTGATGGCCCGCTGGAGGTTGCGCTTCTCGATCCTGTCCATGGGCGGCTGGATCCTCGTGCGCAGCTTCATGTATACGGACAGGCAGTTGAACATGAAGGTGTAGAAATCATCCATCTCCTGGGGAGTGTAGTCCTGGATGAGGTTCTTGCCGAACTCGGTCAGCGGCGAACGCTCGCTCATGTCCCGGGACGGATCCTCCGGGTGGTAGTAGTCCGAGAAGGCCACGAACCAGGTCCTGCGCCGCAGGGACGCATCGAACTTGTTGATGGCGTGGTTGGAGGTGAACGCCACCTTGGGAGAGTCCTTGTACTCTATGGTGAAGGCCGGGGCATACTTGGCGTTGACCGTCATTTTGCCGGTAATCATAGGCATGAAGCGATGCAGGTCTACCATCTCATTGAGGTCATCGAGGAAGACCGTATCGGTCACGCCCTTGATGACTCCCTGCAGGAGGAACTCTGTCTTGGAGGGGTTGTAGTCCTGGCCGTTGATGAAGAGCTGACGGCGCAGCCGCTCGACCGAGGAGACGAATAGCGACTTGCCGGTACCGCCCATGTGCGCGCCCTCGTCCGACTGCTCCATCTCCATGGCGTAGATGGCGTACGGCTGGCCGGCACTCTTGTACTTGCACAGCAGATAGCCCAGGGCCATGACCTTATTGATGAAGTGCAGCTCATTCTCGGAGCGTTCCTCGTCGGTCAGCGGCACGCCCAGCTCCTCCTTCCGCCAGTACTGCCGGCCGGTATTCCAGACGTACTGCATGAATGTGCTGTCGCTGCGGTGGACGATGAGCCGGTACCGCTTACTGTCTGTCAGAGTGTCAATCTCCTTCCGTATGGCATTCGCCTCGGGGGACCGGGGGACCGCGGCCCGGAGCCGGGTGAGCAGGGCGGCGTATTCGTCGGTGTACTCTATGTCGAAGAACGGTTCCCGGATGGAGATGTCGTGGTCGATGATCTTGTGCTCGTACACCATGCAGGAAGTGCTGCCCGGACGCAGCCTCTCGGCTCCTCCGGCCGTCACCCTGACCACCCCGTTGCGGAAGAAGAAGTATTCCTGCCTCTCGTCCCAGGAAGTGAAGTCCGGCGTTATCAGCTTCATCCTCTCCAGCGAGGCCAGGCGGATCTTGGGAGTGTTGTACAGGAAGTTGGCCAGTGCCTGCGTATAGTAGACGGTATGCGTCCGGATGTACTCGATCAGGTATTCGGCACAGGCGGAGGATATGGCGTTCTCGTCGATGAGGGAGACCACGTTGTCGTGAATGCGGCAGAAGGTATATCCCTTGGCGTTGGCCGTCGTGGGGATGCGGTAGAATCCGGCCGCCTGCAGGAAGGCGTACATCTGCTCGTTGTTGATGTCGTAGGAGTACTCACCCGTCTTCTTGGACATCCTCAGGGTCCAGAACTTGAGCGAGCCGGAAAGCTTCATCAGGTCAGCGAAGAGCTTGTACGGGTCGGGCTGCTCGGGACGACGGAAGTGTACGAAGAAGTCCTTGGCGTCCTTGCACTGGCCGCCCTTGCGGGTGCGGAATGTGCGCAGCTCGTCCGGAAGGCGGATGACCCGCAGATCCAGGTAGCGCATGGCGATGCGGTACATGCCGGCCAGGCCTGTGTCATCGATGTCGTAGAGGATGTACACGCTCTTGGCTATCCTCTGCAGCATGAAGAACTCATGAGCGTTAAGATCCGCCGTCTCGGAGTTGAGCCAGCAGACATGGTATCCGGCCGCATGGACATTAAGGGCATCGGACGGGCCGCTGCAGATGATGAGCTCCTCCCACCTGGTATCCTCGTCACTCCCGGCACCGTCGTCCTGAGTGCCGGGATAGAGTCCGTCCCGGGCCTGGGCCAGGGCAGCGCGGAACTTGCGCTCGCCGAAGACATAATCCGCCGGCTTCTCGCCCACATACATGAAGCGCACCTTGCCGAGAGGGATGTACAGCTTGCCCCAGTCGCCGTAGTCGTAGTAGAATATGGGATAATCCGGAGTGGAGGATATCTTCCAGCTCCGGCCCTTCTCATTGCGCCTGGTGATGTAGTAATCGACCGGCTTGAGGCAGAGATCGTCGCAGACCTGCTCGGTGATGCGGTATCCGAGGATGTCCAGCTCGGCCTGGGTGAATTTGCCGTCCGGCCGGACAAAGACCCTTATGCTGTCGGATGGCTGGGCCGCCTCCATCTTCGGAACCGGTTCTCCCGCCGGACCGGAGACATCCTCCAGCAGGTGCGGGGCGAACTTCCGGGCTATCCAGTCCAGGGCCTGGGGAAATGTCAGATGCTCCTCCCTCTGCACCAGCTGTACTGCCGTATATGCCTTGGTGTCCGCTCCACCCTTGTCCTGGAAGAACCACACGCCCTCCTTGCAGAAGACCGTGGCCGACGGATTGCGGTCATCCGGACGGACACGGAAGTTGCGGCTGCCGCCGTTCCGGAAGCAGGCCGAGGCCTGAGGAAAGTAGTACTGCAGGACAGCCTTGCCTCCCTCAGTGGCCGCGAATATATCCTCTTTCTCGATACGCTTTCTCATATTGTCTTAAAAAAAATAAAGCGGCAGCCCCGTACATACCGGAGTCACCGCTGCATGAAGTGGGGCCGGCTGGAAGGCGCATATCCTTCCGGGCCGGCCCCGGTTGTCTTAATAAACGGTCATCGCCTCACGGCGGTACAACTGTCAAAAATAGACTAAAGTTCCATGCCTACAAAAATTTTCTCACTTCTCTGCTGCAGTGACTCCGGTATGTCAAGGAACGTCCTGTTGTGTCCTCCGGCGGGGAGTCGGACCCCGCACCGCCCTGCGCTCTTTGATCCTGGCCCGGTACCCGTTACGGGCCGCTACGGAGGGAAATGGGCGGGCTTCCGTGCTAGTCCGAGGCCGCCCGCCCGGGTTGTTTATTGTGAGGGTTGCGAGACTTCTGATCAAAGCTCCTCATCCGGGGACACTGGCCGTCGCAGGGGCGGAACTGTTCCGGACTGGTGCAGTTCCTGGTGCACTCCCCGCCGAAGAGGTGGATGCACTTCTGGCGGCGGTCCTCCCTGGCCTCGTCCGCGGTCATTTCCTGTCCTCCCTGATGAGACAGAAGCTGCGGATCGAGGCGAGTTCTATCGTCGCTAACGCGAATCCGCTCCTGATAATCAGGTTGCCGTCCTTCATCTCCTTCAATCTTCCAATCCTGATCTCGCTATTCACAACGACCTGCAGCTTGGATCCGTTGGGGACAAGGCAGAGATCCTCTTTAGGGTATGGGGTGTTATACTTCAGCTTTTCCATCGATACTGTATTTTAATTGTGAGAGTACCTCGTTTACTTCCCCGGCCGGCATTCCCTCCGGGGACGTGGCCACCGCCGTAGATCTCTGGCCGAAGCGGTCATGACTCACGTGGATGATGATGTCGTAGTCCTGTATCATATCGTTTCCATTTCCTTGATTGTGGCGATTCTGCAGGAGATGTCCTCCAGCAGAGAGGACAGCTCTGAGACGTCGGTGTCCAGGACGGAGGCGCAGCAGTGTGCCACGCGCAAGGCCGTCTCCTCTTTATTAGTGGTATCATTCGTAATGCAGTGCAGGTCACGTAGCACGAGCAGTGCGGCCCGTATGAGCTCGAGTCTTCTTAGTCCTATTTCCATAGCATCATTGTTCCCTATCTGTTTCTGAGTCTCTTACTGGTTCCTCTATGTCGGGGACAAAAAGCTCCGTGTCGCAGCCGAAGACGATGTCGTTGGCCGCCCGCATCAGGGTCTCGACGGCCTCCGGGGACTCTTCCCTGGGGACGTTGACGGTGATGTAAATAGATCTCTGGCCGTCGTCGTCAAAACGGTCCGTAATGTTCAGTCTGTATTCTCTTTCGTTCATCTCAGTGTGTTTTGAGTTGTTCGTTAAGAAATCTCCAGGAAAGGCCGGCTGGGGCCAGTACATACAGCGTTCCGGCTGCCATGTACGAGAATGGCGTCAGGGGGCCGTGGAGGCTCCATGAGCGGAGGACGGCTGCGCTGATCAGCAGCCCCAGCAGGGCCACGGCGCAGGTCAGCGCGATGACGGCGCGGCGGCCGTCGAAGGGTTGGTTGTGTGACATGATATTGTGTGTTTAGATGATGTTCCATAGCGTATCGTCCTCCAGTATGTTTTCGTCCCGACGGCCCCTGCGCACCCTTGATGACATGGTCCTGCCGGCTTCTCCGGATCTGCGCGTCCTTATCATGTCACCATTCAGGCTGACAATCTGAGGAACCAGCAGGACCAACATCATCATCGCACAGATCCTTCGCCTCAAGGGTGTCCAGTCGACACTGATGTTGTATCTCTTTATGGCCCACCACAGGGACATTTCCGTGCGGTGCTGCACGTGCAGCTTGGCCTTGATGCCCGTTATGATGTTGCGGACGGTGCTGACTGAGACGGGCACTCCGCTCCTGGTCGGGAGATGTTCCGGAATCTCCTTGTCGGCCAGGCCGAGGAAGACGAGCTCAAGCACCTCCTCCTGCCTGCGGGTCAGTCTCACTCCTTCCGTCCTCATGACTCAGCCCTCCGCTACCTCCGGCACAATGTCCGTTCCGGCCAGTTCCGGGGCCTGTCCCCACACGCGGAAGATGCCGTAGTCCGCGAATATCCTCTCGATGGCCATCTGCTCGGCCGGAGTGAGGCTGTACTGCCCCCTCAGGCGGTTGGCCCAGGAGGCCCTGGTGGAGATGTTGAGAGCGTGCATGATGCGCCGCTTGATGGCGGCCATGTTGCCGACGGTCACCTGGGACCATCCCAGGGCGAAGCTCGTGCTGTTTTCCATTGTCGTATCCATATCATTCATCGTGGCTTCCCCCGCCGGTATCGCTCCGGGAACCGTCACGGTGCAGGCCGCTCCTGCCGGGGGAATGTTGACTATATTTGCACATCAAACCAAAAATATGAGTCAACATGAACAAGTTAAAAAAGAACATTCCTCATTATGACATCATGAAGGGCAGCTACTTCTATCCCCGCACGAAAGTCTTCCCTCCTGAGAACGAGTCGGAGCAGGAGGCCTCCGATGTCTTCGCCCTCTTCATGCAGGCCGCGCTTCCCAAGCAGCGGGTATCGGCCTACAATCTCAACAGTGTCCAGCGTCTCATCATCTTCGAGAACCTGGTCAGGGACACCCCGCTGAGCGACGGCAAGAGCTCGTGGTGGAGGCAGGCCGTCACGGAGAGCAAAAGGCTGCTCGACAACCAGATTTTCCGCGCCTTCACAGGGTTTACCTCGCAGTTCTTTGCCGGCAACGTATCCGGGCCAACCACAGAAGCAATTCAGTTGTTGCTCGCAAGTAAAAATGTTCCAGACTCATCCAGATATGTCGCGGCGATGAGGAGCGCTTTGGAAATTCTTGAAAAATAAAGAAGTCCTTCTGTATGAGTCTGTCGGCCTCCTCCTGCTCACGCAGCCCTGTCACCATCTCGAGGATGTGGGTAGTCAGCCGGTTGAACGGTATGCGGAAACGCTGTCCCCAGTTCTTGAGCAGCGGCCTGCGGTAGGAACGGATGAATGCTTTCCTGTCCTCCGGCTGCAGGCATTCTGTCATGATAAGCAGCGCGGCCAGCCAGCGGACTATCTGGCGGCGGCTCATGTTCCTGAAGGCGGTCTCTACCCTGCCCTCCAGTCCGGGATCGATGAAATCCTTGATTGTCTCTGTCTCTCGCATAGTCATTTTTATCTATTTTTTTTTTACTTTTGTTGCTTTACATTTGTAAAGCCAATTAAACACTTGTTTAACTCGCTTTACAGGTGCAAAGCTAATAGAATTTTTCTATTATATGCAAGAATTTTAAAAGAAATTTTCAAATTTATGCAAGGAAGAGATATTATAGAATTGATTTTAAGTGATTTAGGTATTAAAGCGCCCACCTTTGCAAATAGCATCGGCTTAAAATATCAGCGTATCCTTGACATTCAATCTGGAAAAACAAAGAAAATATCCCCTACTGTAGCCGATGCAATAATAGAAAAATATCCTCAGTATAGCAAAGTGTGGCTCCTGACTGGAGAAGGCAATAAAACATGCTCTGACCACTCAGCCACTGTTGTCGGGAACAACAATGGCATAAATAACTCAGGTACAATAAATTTATCGCATTCGACCATTGACAACCGCTCATACTACAGCGATTCCCCTGACGTGCGGCGTGCCGAGATCGACCGCCTCGACCAGATAATAGAGACCAAGGAAGGAATAATCAAGAGCCAGGAGGAGAGGATCAAGAGCCAGGAGGAGAGGATCAAGAGCCAGGAGGAGAGGATCAAGAGCCAGGAGGAGAGGATCAAGAGCCAGGAGGAGAGGATCAAGAGCCAGGAGGAGAGGATCGACAAACTTCTCGACATCATTGCCAGGAAATAATAACCATTAAAATCAATACAGTATGAAAAAGTATGTATTTTTTATATTACTCATAATAACTATTTTAAGCGGATGTAGAAATGTGGGTTCGAAAATAAATAGAGGGAATAAATATGATGTTGACACAGTTTATCATACTGATAAAATAAAAGAACTGGAATTTAATGGACTATTTGAGTTCAAGATAGGAATTACAACTGTCAGGGACTGTAAGAGAATCAACGATGAAATGACTTTCTCGGATCCTTTCTTCAAACCCAACTTCTACGGCAGCGACAAGTGGGAAGTTCATGACAAGGAAAAAGCTGACAGGTGGGCCAAAAATGATTTGATCTCGAAATATGATTTCACCTTATATACAGTCGGTGATATTAAAATTAATTCACTGTCTCTTGCCTTTTACAACGACACACTATGCGCCATAAATGTACCAAGCGTGGATTATGATTTGCTCTCCCTTGTAATTGAGAAATATGGACCGGGTGAAGGATATGAGCAAAGCAGCGGCTATAAAAAAGGTGACAAATATTACTTCGACTCCAGAGAGCGAAGAGAGTGGAAAGGGCGCAAGGCCACTGCTGAATATTACAAAAGTAGTTCCAACGAGGGGCCTTTAGGGGGCTATTTGGTAGAATATCTGACTATTTCAGATAATTCTGGCAGATATGAACTGTTTGAAAAAGAGTTGCAAACTCTTAAAGAAGAAGATAAAAAAATTGAAGAAAAGGATCATCAAAACATGATAGATTTACTATAGAGTATGCCTGTCTCATACACAAATATCCAACAAGAGATAAAATCAAATAACATCATACAATGACCCAGATACCAAAAAAACTGAATAAATGTCCGCTTGTGGACGCTATAATGGACATGCACTTCTCCACAAGCGTGAATCAAAATGCCGTATTCGGAATCATATATGAGAAACTCAGAAATGATTTCGGGAAAGTAGAGCAACTGCCTTTAGCATTTGTTCCAGAACCTGTAAGAATCAACGATCCCAACAATAGATTTAGGCCACTGTATCGCATGACAAGCAACAGTGACCCAAATTTCATCATACAAATCGGCCCAGAAAACATCACAGTAAGCTCATCTCCTGAATACATAGGATGGGACTTGTTCTCTCAAAACATCTATAGAGTACTGCGTCTTCTAAACGAGACCAATATCGTCAACAAGGTAGTCAGAATAGGTATAAGGTATATAAATTTTTTCGAGTGCGATATATTTGACCAAAAAACCAATATCGACATCCGTCTGAATAACGAGTCCATTCCCTATAAAGACACTTTACTCAGAACCGTTATCCAATCAGGTGACTGCACCAGCATTATCCAAATATCCAACAACGCAGCTCTAAATAATGGGCCTGTCGGCTCTATAATAGACATAGACACATTCAAAGTTAACAACATACAAGAGGTGGCGGCCTACCCCGAGAAGATCCTGAACGACATACATGAAGAAGAGAAGAAGAGGTTTTTCAACATAACCTCAGACTCATTACTGCACACTCTGGAGCCCAGTTACTATTAAACCATGGAAACATCTCAGACCATAACTACTTTAGGCACTATCTTTGTATTTAACATCATGCTATATGCCGGAAACAGCACCTGCATCCCCGCAAAAAACTATTTCCAGCAAGAGACAATAACCAGCATGGGGCAGATGCCTACCATACATAACACAACCGATAGTGGAAGCACCACTATAGCCGGAATGAACAAGGATGAGGAGTTGTTTAACAGCATATTGTCTTTTGCTGAGAAAATAACAAAAGACTCTTTCATTCTTGACGGAGAATTCGTGAAGTTCATTGATGATAATTTCTGGGATTTATTATGATGTCCATTAGCGATATAGAGCTATTTCTCCCAAGATATCTAAGCGAAGATTCAAGAGCAGAATTAAAAGATCAACTTGATAGATTTCCCGAACATTACGGGGAATTTTACACCAATATATATCCTCAGGATATCTTATATCAAGGAGATGGGATTACAAATATGCCGGTTTACGACAGTGATTTAAAGGCAGGGGTAGCGAACTGCCTAATCCTCTCAAACACATGCGACATGGATAAAGACAACCATAGGATATATTCTACAAACATTATGTACTGCCCTATTTTCAATCTGTCAAAAATAAGGAAACATTATATTGATCAGGGGCACAAGGTAAATAATGTTGATTCCTTAATAGCTTCTATGAAAAGGCAAGCATGCACATCCGTTCTGTATCTTCCTCCAGTTATTCCAGATTCAGACGGAAGCATCATATTCCTCGACAGAATATATCATATAAGAACCGACAAATTTGACTTGACCGGTATTCATAAAAGGAAAATGTTTTCTCTAAGTAATTTCGGATTTTATTGCTTACTGTTCAAACTTTCCATACACTTAACCAGAATGCAAGAAGGTATTGACAGGGGATAATAGAGAATCGGTTCCCGGGACGGAAACGGGACGAATGACTATGGTCCGATTGAGATTAACAGCACGCAACTTCCAAACCCTTAACAATTTGCAAAATGGAGAAAAAAGGTAATAAGTCCTCTCTCCGCTAC